GCTTGGCTTGGCTTGGCTTGGCTTGGCTTTGCTTGGCTTGGCTTGGCTTGGCTTGGCTTGGCTTGGCTTGGCTTGGCTTGGCTTGGCTTGGCTTGGCTTGGCTTGGCTTGGCTTGGCTTGGCTGTCATTTTAATGTGATTTTTGAAATGTCAAGTGGATTTTTATGTTTGGCGTTGAAAAGATCAACTTGCTACTCGTTTAATCTCACTGTCTTGGTGCCTAGCGCAGCCATGCACTGCGCAAAAAATGCGAAGCTGAACGTGCCGCGATTGACCTTCGCGGCGAGACCCTTGTAGCTCTCCTGAATGCCAATAGCATCCAGTCGTTTCACAAGTTCCTCATAGCCGATGCCTGAGCGCGCCAACTCTGCCTTGAGCAGGTTGCACGCATAGCGGCTCCATTCCTCATCGATCATCGGTATCGGTCATCTTCAGCGGCATTTTTTCATGCTACACGAACGCATCTAATTCTACAAATATATAGATTTTTTTGTGTAAAAGGCTTGATTTAGGATGCGTATTTGATACTATTTCAACATATACGTTGAATTCGGGTGTCGCCATGACCAAACACTCTCAACACTTTCTGCTGTCTGCCAAAGCCCGGTCGCTGTCGCTCAAGCGGCTGTACGGCATGAGCGACGACGAAGCCTTTGCGCTGTTCCGCGAACTGCGCTGGGGTTCGGGTGAGGAAGTGGCGTGTCCGCGCTGCGGCGTCGTGGCGAAACACTGGTTCATCAAGACACGCCGCCAATGGCGCTGCCGCGACTGCAAACACACGTTTTCCGTCACGTCCGGGACGATCTTCGCCTTCCACAAACTACCCTTGCAAGATTATCTGGTTGCCATCGCGATCTTCACCAATGCCGTGAAGGGCATTTCAGCACTGCAACTGTCTCGTGACCTTGATGTGCAGTACAAGACCGCCTTCGTGCTGGCACACAAGATTCGTGAGTCTCTGCTGGAGCAGCGTGACACTTCCGCCCTGTCGGGCGAGATTCATCTGGACGGGGCGTATGTGAACGGGTGCGTTCGCCCCAGGAACAAGAAGGCGGATCGCGTGGATCGCCGCAAGGCGGAGAACCAGAAGCCGGCCAAGCGCTGTGTTTTTGTGATGCGCCAGAAGTGCGCAGAGCTGGCCGAGCATCAGACGGTCGGTGGCGCGCGCACGTTGACCTTTGTGATGAAGCAGGAGAATCAAACCGACGTGAGCGCACTCGCCAGTCGCTTCGTGGCGTCGGGTTCAACGCTCTGCGCGGACGAGGCGAACGCCTACGATCTGCTGCATGCGAAGTTCCGCATGCGGCGCGTCAATCATCAGGAGGCGTACCGTGCCGACGACGGCACGACGAATAATCTGGCGGAGAGCTATTTCAGCCGGTTTCGCCGGATGCAGTACGGCCAGGTGCATAAGTTCGGGAATCTCTACTTGGCGAACTACGCCAACGAGGCGGCGTACCGCGAAGATACGCGTCGCTGGAGCAACGGAGAAATTTTCGAGGACATGGGCCGGAAGTGCACTCAGACGCGGACGCACCGCGATTGGTGTGGGTACTGGCAGGGGAATAAGCGCCAGCAGGAACGACTGGCGGCCTAAGTGAGCCGCCAGAGCAGAGCGCCCGTCCCTCGACCGCCGTATGTTCCAACCGGCTCGACTAAACCTCGCCGACGCAGGCGCTGCAATGTGCTGTGTACTGGCTTGACTTTCTTGACATAGCCATCCAATTCTTCCGCATTGATGCCACGACACTTCACGGCCTCATTAGCGATCTCGGTCGTGGAAAGCGGGGCTGTCGCTTCGCGCAAGATGTCCAGAATCAACCGGGGAAGATCGCCAGATTTGAATGGCGATAGCCTGGGTTTGTATATCTTGGGGAGATGGGCGCCCGTGTCGATCTCGGGATCGATCATCTTGACCACGGCCGCTACGTGCGCCGCATCCGTTGTCAGGCGTTGCGCTTCTTTATGATGGAATTCCACCAGCCCAAGCAACTCCCTGTGTTTGGTGAGCAGTCCTGAGAGTAAAAGCGAACCGGCCATGACGCATCCCCTGTTTTGAATCCGATGACGGAGGATTCTAGGAGTTCAGGTCATGGCTGGCTTTGTGCGGCTGCTACATAATTCCGCTTCATTGTGAGCCAGAAATAAAAACCCCCTGTTGGTATATCTGGTTATAGGCAGCGTGAGCCGCCATTTACACCAGCCGGCAACAGAGGGCAACCGAATTATAGTAATTTCAGGAGGGGAATCAAGATGAGTGATCTTAAGAAGCTCTACGCCGGTCTTTCCAAGGTCGAAAACCAGGACGACGGCACGATCCGCGTGTGGGGGTACGCTTCGAGCGAGGAGAAGGATTCCGACGGCGAGATTGTGACCGCCGAGGCGATGAAAGCGGCGCTGCCCGACTATATGAAGTGGGCGAACGTGCGCGAAATGCATCAGGCCAAAGCCGCGGGCACGGCGATCGAGGCCGAGGTGCAGGCAGACGGCCGGACGTGGTTCGGCGCGCACATCGTCGATTCCGAAGCGGTGAAGAAGGTCCGGGCCGGCGTCTACAAGGGCTTCTCGATCGGCGGCAAGGTCACGGGCCGTAACGAACTGAACAAATCGATCATCAAGGGCATCCGGCTGACTGAAATCTCGCTCGTCGATCGGCCGGCGAACCCGGAAGCGGCGATCATGATCTGCAAGGCTGAAGGGATCGAGGGCGAGCCTGAAGCAGTCAGCGCGATCGACCAGATCGCCGAATGGCTCAACAAGGGAGAAATCTCTGCCGAACGACTGCTGGCGCTCGCACAAGGCGGCGAGCCTGCAACCCAAGACGAAATAGCCAAGGTCGCCGACGCTGACGACCTCGCGAAAGCGGGGAAGCGCTTTTCGACGGCGACCAAGGAAGCGCTTTCCAAGGTGCATGGCGCTGTCAAAGAATGCAGCGACCACCTCGACAAGCTCGGCTACGCGAACGATGACGACGAAGAAGAAGACGAGGACCGTGAAAAAGCCGCCAAGCCGGACGATCTCGCCAAAGTCACCGGCGAGCTTGAGGACCTGCGCAAGGCCAATCAAGGGCTGGCTGTCGAGCGCGACACGCTCGCAAAACGGGTCAAGGAACTCGAAGCGCAGCCCGCGCCGGGCAAGGCGCTGCTGAAGGCGATCGGCAAGGGTGCGGATGTTGAAACTGCGCCGGGCGGCACGCAAGTCGAGATCGTCAAAGGTTATGACGGCGCGGTTTCCGAAGCCGCTTCGCTCATCAAGATGATCCATTCGCAAGGGGGTGTCGGCGCTCGTTGATGCCAAACACACAAGGGCGGGCATGAAACCCGCCCCTACACGTACCGAACCCCGCCTCGTGTGGGGTTTTTCATTTTTGGAGGAACCCCGACATGGGCAAAAATATCTCTGCTGAAACCCTTGCGCTGTTCAAGGCCGCGCAAGCCAACCCGGACGATCTGATTAAGAGCTTCGTCCAGCCTGGCACGCCGACGACCGGCTTGCAGGCGTACAACCTTGAAGCCCCATCGAAGAAGCTCTTCCCGGTGCTCACGCCGCTGCGCAACAGCATCGCGCGCATCGGGGGCGGCTACGCGATTCAGGCCAACTGGAAGGCGATCACCAACATCAACGTGGGCAATGTCCGCGCCGGGGTATCTGAAGGCAAGCGCGGCGGCGTTATCACGCATGCGCAGAGCGAATACTTCGCGGCGTTCCGCGGCTTCGGCCTGGAGAACACCGTGACCTTCGAGGCCAACTACGCGTCGAAGAACTTCGAGGACGTGAAGGCGCTCGCCGTCGAACACACGCTGCAAGCGACAATGATTCAAGAAGAACGCCTGATCCTGGGCGGCAATACCTCGGTTGCGCTGGGCGTCACGCCGACGCCGACGCTTTCGGCCTCCACCGCTGGCGGCACGCTCGCCGCGGCAACCTGGTCGGTCATCTGCGTGGCGCTTGGCGTGCAGGCTTACCTCGATGTGGTCGGCGTCAATAACGGCGGAATCGGCCAGTTCTTCGACCCGGCGACGTCCGTTGTCCCCGGCCAGATTACGCGCACCAATGCCGACGGTTCGAGCGATACGTTCGGCGGCGGCAGTGCGCAGAAGTCGGCCAGCGCGACGGTTGCGACGACCGGCGCAACTTCTTCGATCGCGGCCACCGTTGCGCCGGTCATCGGTGCAGTCGGTTACGCGTGGTTTGTCGGCCCGGCCGGGCAAGAACGGCTGGTTGGCGTGAGTTCGATTAACTCGATCGTCATCACCGAAGCGGCCAACGCCGCGGCGCAACTCGCTTCGACGCTGGCCGCGTCGGACAATTCGACCAGTGCGCTGGATTTCGACGGCCTGCTCGCGCAAGCCTTCAAGCCGGGATCGAACGCCTATATCGCGGTGCAGCCGACCGGCCCGGCCGGAACCGGCACGCCGCTGACTCCCGACGACGCGGGAGGTATCGAAGAATTCGAAGCCGCCTTCGTGGCGTTCTACAACAAGTACCGCCTGTCGCCGAGCAAGATTTACGTCAGCACGCAGGAGCTGATCGCGGTCACCAAAGCCGTGATCGGCAAAGGCGCTGCGCCGCTGCTCAAGCTCAACGCCAACATCAACAGCCAGACGCAGGCGATTGCCGCGGGGGTTGTCGTCGGCAGCTACTGGAACAAAGTGACGGGCACTGAAGTGCCGCTCGTCGTGCATCCGAACCTGCCGGCCGGCACGGTGTTCTTCTTCACCGAGCGGCTGCCGTACCCGATGGCGAACGTCGGCAATGTGGTTCAGATGCTGATGCGCCAGGATTACTACCAGCTCGAATGGCCGCTGCGCACGCGCAAGTACGAGTACGGCGTCTATGCCGACGGCGTGCTCCAGCACTACGCGCCGTTCTCGATGGGCGTTATCACCAACATCGGCCGAAGCCCACAGGCTTAAAAAGCGAAAGCCCCAGATGCGGCAAACATCGGGGGCTTTCTGTTTCAACCTCCTTCACGCAAAGGAAGCGAACCTGAATGGAGCATAGCAAAGTGATCGAAGCATTAAAAGGACTGCCGAAATGGCAATTCATTTTGCTGTGGGTCTGGCTGATGGCACTGGCCGTCTCGCCGATGGGTTGGCTGATTGCCGGGGTTCTCGCCTGGCTGTCGAAGAAATGAACTCACCAACAAGTACATAGGAGCAAGAACCATGAAACTGCAAGGCCCCAAAGGCTGTGGCGGCGCGAGCGTCGGCGGCCAGTTCTTCCAGGCTGACAAGAACGGCGTCATCGAGGTGCCGGACGAGGGCGGCTACGCCGCCATGCTCGCGCCGCACGGCTTCGCGCCCATCGTCGGCGTGACGCCAGCGAAGAAGGCTGACGAGAAGCCGGCCGGAGCCTGATCGTGGCCGCGGGCGATCTGACGACGCTGGCTAATGTCAAAGGCTGGCTGCGGCTGCAAAGCGACGCCGACGACGTACTGCTTGCGCGGCTGGTTACGGCCTACAGCGCCTACGTCCAGTCCTGGCTCAATCGTCGGATCGCGATCACCGCCTATGTCGAGACGCGCGACGGGCTCGGCCGGCCAGGGATGATGGTCGCGAACGCGCCGCTTGTGTCCATCGCCTCGGTGGTCGTCGATGGTTTTTCGATTCCGCCGTCCCCCGCCGTTGGCCAGCCGGGTTTCTATTTCGACGAACGCACGATCTACCTTCTCGGCTACGGCTTCTCGCGTGGCCGCGCGAATGTGCGGCTGGCCTATATGGCTGGCTACGCAAGCACGCCACCCGAGATTGAGCAGGCCGTGATCGAGTTGGTTGGCCTGCGCTACCGGGAAATCGACCGCATTGGCTTTTCAAGCAAGTCGCTCGCGGGCGAAACCGTGTCGTTCATCGTCAAGGACTTCCCGGACAGCGTTCAGACCATTCTCAACAATTATCGGAAGGTGGTGCCGCTATGAGCCTCAGCGTGATCGGCGACAAGGAAGTGATTGAGCGGTTTCAGGCGCTGCCCGGAAGGGCGCGCGATGCGCTGCGCGACTCGATCGGACGCATGGCGTTGCGGTTGCAACGATCGGTCAAGCAAAACAAACTCAGCGGACAGGCGCTCAATGTGCGCACCGGTCGGCTGCGGAGATCGATCGATCAGGTTGTCGTCGAGCAGGACGGCGGAATCGTCGGCGTGGTCTCGACGGACGTGGAGTACGCGCATGCGCATGAATACGGGTTTGAAGGTACGGTGACGGTCAAAGCGCATCTGCGACGTTCAAGGGAGCAGATGCGTAAAGCCATCATCGGAAAGAGCGGATTCGAAACCAAGCGTAGCAAGAAGAAATGGGCGGGGAAGGGCGAGACGCTTGTCCGTTCCCACAGTCGAACGATGAACATCTCCGAGCGCTCGTTTCTGCGTTCCGCGCTGCACGAAATGGAATCGGAAATCCGCCAAGACATGCGTCAATCGGTCAGCAAAGCGATCACGAAATGATTGCACGCGAACCGATCTATACGGCCCTGTTCGAGCGGCTGCGGAGCATTCCCGGCCTTGTGATCTGCTCGCGCCGGCTGCGGCATTGGGCGGATGTTTCCGCCGGTGAGCAGCCGGCGCTGTTCCAGGCGCAGAAGGGCGAGACGCCGCAGTTTGAAACCGGGCAGCCCGGCGCCTGGCGTCTGTCGCTCGACCTCTATCTCTACGTCAAAGCGCCGACTTCCGAAGCGCCCGCGCAATACCTGAATCCGCTGCTCGATGCGATCTGCGCCGTGTTCGAGCCGGAGAACCCGATTACCAACCGCTGCACGCTTGGCGGGCTCGTGCATTACGCCCGGATCGCCGGGCAGATCGAAACCGATGAAGGCACGCTTGGGGATCAAGCGGTCGCCGTCGTACCGATCGAGATTCTGACCACGGATTAACCCGAACCCCATTCAATCCACCCAGGCCCGCCGCGTGCGGGCCTTCGCATTTCTGGAGGCAGATCATGCAATTTCTCTTTGGCGCTGGTGATTTTTACGGCATCCCGCTGACCGACGCGCTCGGCAACACCGTGGCAAACCCGACGCCGATCAAGCTCGGCGTGCTGCAAGAAATGTCGCTCGAATTCTCGGGCGACGTGAAAGAGCTGTACGGGCAATACAAGTTCGCGGTCGACGTGGCCGGCGGCAAGAACAAGATCAGCGGCAAGGTCAAGCATGCGCAGATTTCGGGCGCGGCCGTCAGCTCGCTATTCTTCGGCCAGGGCATGAGCAGCGGCACGATGATGGCCGCTTACTCGGACACCACGGGCGCCGCGATTCCCGCCGCGCCCTCGACGATCACGATCGCACCGCCGGGCACGGGAACCTTCATCGAAGACCTCGGCGTTATCGACAGCAACGGGCTGCCGATGACCTGCGTGGCCTCCGCCCCGACCGCCGGGCAATACAGCGTCAGCGCCACGGGCGTCTATACGTTCGTGACAGCAGACTCCGGCAAAACGGTGTTCATCAGCTATCGCTACTCGGCCGCCGCCGCGGGCGCGAAGCTGATTTCAGTGACGAATCAGCCGATGGGCGCGGCCCCACTTATCAAGGCGCAGATGCAGGTCAGCTACCGCGGCAAGCGGGCGCTCGTTGTGCTTCACAACGCGATCTTCACGAAGCTCGGGCTCTTCGGCACGAAGCTGGACGACTACAGCGTGCCGGAACTCGATTTCTCCGGCTTCGCCAACGGCGCGCAGCAAGTCGCCGACATCTACGTTTCGGAGTAACAGCCATGAGCGAGCTATTCGAAGGCGTGAAACTCACGCTCGGCCGGCAGACGTACATCGTGCCGGCGCTGACCCTGAAGCAGTTGCGCCAGTTTGGCCCGCAGCTCGCGCCGATGCGAAACCTTGACGGCCACAACCCGACCGAGGCGGAAATCGACGGCGTGTTCGAAATCATCCACGCCGCGATCTCGCGCAACTATCCCGATGTCACGGTAGCGCAGCTTCAGGACGTGATCGACATGAACAACCTGCTGGTCGTTATGCAGGTGATCTGGGGGCAATCCGGCCTGGAGCGCGTCAAGCCGGGGGAAGCCTAGGGCGGCCCCTGGATTGGGACGAGGTGTACGCGCACGTCATCACCGTCACCGGCTGGCGGTGGTCCGACCTCGACGCGATGACACTGCCCCAGGTCCAGGCGCTGCTCAACTACTGGCGGGAGTCTCCGCCAATCCACGTGCTGCTCAAACACTTCATGGGCGTCAAGAACGAACCGCGCGACGAAGCCGAAGAAGCGCTTGAAGCCGAGCAGTACCTCAACCGCATCAAGGCCGACGAGTTCGACGCGGTTCTGAAGTCACACGGGCTGCCGTAGAGGCGGGCCTTGCGCCTGCCCCTAAGCCACTTTAGCGGGCGCTTCAAATTCCACACGCACACCGGCATACGGAAAGAGGAGCGCGCCGTTGTCGGTCTTATCGATCAGGCCACACGCAAGCAGTGCGACGGTATCGGTATGTACGCCTTTTACATCTCGATTTACACGGCGGGCCAATTCACGCACGCCCAAGGAGCCCGCGCCCGTCATGGCCTGTAGTAAGTTCCAACGGTTTGGATTCAAGGTGCGCAGCAAGTCTTCACTGCTGGTGAAAGTAAAGCGCGGCGTGGCATCGCGCTGGCCGCTGCGCAGTTGCGCTTTCATGCGCGCCATGACTTCGGCAAGGCTGGCAACGCCAATGGTCAGAACGTTCTCATCCATAGTGCCCTCACAGTTGGGCCACATCGGCCCAAAAATCCTCGATCAGTTGTTCCAAGGTGCTGAACGTGTAGCGCACTTGTGCTTCACGCACATGTTTGTGGTCCCCCTTGCCGGACTCATTGTCGTAGCGCAGCACGCATTCGCCCGCCACAACACAGGTCAAGGCGTACTTATAACCATGCGCGCTGCCGCGGACGGGCTGAGGAACGGCCCATATGCGCACCTCGGCAAAGGCGTCGTCACCCAGCTTGATGCGTTCCTTCTGTACCAGTTCTGCCTTGCGTTCCATGTTGTAACTATAACAACAATCGTCGGCGTTGTCAATACGCCAACATATCCGCATCGGCGGATGAGAGGGAGAAATCCACATGTCACAGAATGACGGCCGTATCGACGTCCAGATCGGCGGGAAAACCGACGAGATCGACCGGGCCAGCCAGCGCGCGATTTCCGACATCGAACACATGTCGGCCGCCATGACGCAGGCCGCGCAGGCGCTGACGGACCAATGGGCCAAGGTCGGGGCCCTCATGCAGGGCACCGCCGAGCGCGCGGCGCAGGCGCATAAGCAGGCGGGGGACGCCGCCAAACAGCAGGCGGAGACCTCGAACAACGCGTTCAAGGCGATTTCGGACGCCGCCAACCGCATGTCGGCAGGCGTCGGCGATGCTTTTTCCGGGCTCTCGAAGCCGTTCGCCGCATTTCAGGCGAACCTGGGCGCAATTGCCGTCGCGATCGCGGGTGGCGCGGGATTCAAAAAAAGCATGGATGCCGTGCGCGATCAGACCGCCGAAGCGAAAAAGTTGTCGATTGCGCTCGGCATCACCGCCGAGCAAGCCAATGCGCTCGCCGCCGCGCTGGCCGGCGTTTTTCTCGATTCCGACAGCTACATCAACGGCGTCCGGTCCGTGACGCGCGCGCTCAGCGCCAACGGCGATGCGTTCAAGGAAATGGGCATCAAGACCCACGATGCGCAAGGCAAGCTCCTGCCCATGCAGGAGATCATCCGCAACACGGTGCAGAAGCTCGACGAATACAAGGCCGGTGTCGATCGAAACGTGATGGCCAATCAGCTTTTGGGCCGTAATTACGAAGAAGTCCTCAAGATGTCGCGCCTGAACGATCAAGCGATGAAGGACGCCGCGCAGGAGGTTCAGGACTACCACAAGCAGCTCGACCCGGCGGCGGTGGAGGCTTATAAAAATGCAACGCTGAATGTGAATATCGCGGTCGAAGGCGTCAGCTTGGCGATCGGCCGCAGCGCCATGCCGGTCTTCACCGAGCTTGCCAACTGGTTCGCGAGCACCGGGCCGACCGCGACCGAAGTGACAATCGAGGTAATGGGGGCCTTGGTGGATGTGTGGGACGTGCTCAAGAGCGCGGCGGTCAATACTTGGGAAATCCTGAAGCAAACGGTAAGCCAGATAGGGACCTTTTGCAGCAGAGTCTTTGGTACCGACGTTCCCAATTCAACAACATTCATCGTCAACGCTTTCAAGGTTGTTCATATTGCGGTGACGGCCCTGGCAACCACGTTTCAGATAGCGTTCGAGGCCATCCGCCTTGCAGTTGAAGTGACAGCTGCACAGATCGACAGACTTAGCCTTATGTTTGATTCCGCACTTAAATTCGACTGGTCGGGCGTTACAGCGGCCTGGGAGGCTGGCGCGGCTAAGCTTGAAACGATCGTGGAGGCGAGCGCGAATCGCATCAGAGCGATCAGGGACAAAGGCTTGCAGAGCATGCAGAACACCGCGCTCGGCGAGCCGGAGACGCCGAAGCCCGAGGAAAAGAAGAAGCCGGACGGCAACCGCAACGCCACTCAGCTGGGGCAGAACAAGGACAAAAAGGACTCGGCCGATAAGACGAAAATGCCCGAATACGAGGCGCGGCTGTCTCAAGAGAAGCTGTTCTACGAGCAGCAGAACGATCTGCGCCAGATGAGCAAGACCGAAGAGCTGGCCTATTGGCGCGACATCCTGGCCTCCGAGAGCGTCACGGCCAAGGACCGCGTAACGATCGGCAAGAAGACCGCCGAACTCGAATTGCAAGTGCTGCGCGACAAGGCCAAGCAGGCGCGCGAGCTGAAGAAAGTCGAAGTCGACGAGATCGAGCGCGCGGCGCTCGACGGCGTGCAGATGGAAGAGAACGCCGCACAGAATCAAGTCGCCACCTTTGGCATGACGCAGGAGCGGCTGCTCGAAATGCAGCGCCAGTTCGAGGATCGCCGCTACCAGATTCAGGCTGCGGCGCAGGCTGAGCGCGTCGCGCTGATGCAGAACGACCCGAATGCCGATCCGGTCGCCTTGCAGGCGCAACAGGACAAGCTGCTCGACCTGACGCGGCAGTACCAGATTCGCAAGCAGCAGTTTGAGTTCCAGTCCGCGCAGCAAGGCATGCAAGTCTGGCGCGACTTGAGCAGCAGCGTCAGCAGCCTGTGGGACAAGGGCGTGCAGGCGATGATGAACGGCACGCTGCGCTGGCGCAACGCCATTCGCGCGATTGGGACCGAGCTGACGGGCTGGTTCGCCAGTTCCGTTATCAAGCCTATGGTGGCGCAGTGGCTGCTCGGCGAAAACATGAAGACGGTGGCTACCGAAGCGGGCGAAGCCATTCGCAAGGCGCTGGGTTTTACCGGCTCAACTACGGCGATCGTAGAGAAAAAGGCCGAAGCGGGCGCGGTGATTCCGGCGGAAGCGGCGGTTGCAGCGGGCGGCGCGGCGGCGGCCGTTGCCGGCATTCCGATCATGGGTCCGGAGCTCGCCGCGGCGGCTTACGCGGATACGATGGCGATGGTGCTGGGCGGTTTGAGCGTCGCTTCGGCGGCCGGCGGCTACGATATTCCCGCCGGCTTGAACCCGGTCACACAGTTGCACGAAGAGGAAATGGTGCTGCCGCGCGGCATCGCCAATCCGCTGCGCAAGCTGCTGGCTGGAGGGCAGAATGGGGGCGAGCAAAGTGCTGCCGCGCAGTCCTCGAACATGACCGTCAATTACCACGACAACAGCGGCCGGCTTTCGCGCAGCCAGATTCGCGAAAACGCCCGCACCATCGCGGAAGAACTCAATCGCGTGCATCGTGACGGCTGGAGGCCAGCGTGACACTCACGTACCCCAACTTCCCCGGCCAGAAGCCGACGACCTCGCGCACCCCTATATGGCAAACCGTCGTCAAGGAATCGACGAACGGGCGGGAGCTGCGGTTGGGCCGGCAGCCGTATCCGCGCTGGCAATATTCGCTGTCCTACGAATTCCTGCGCAATCGCGCGAACCTGCGCGAGCTGTCCGACCTGACGGCCTTCTACAGCCTGTGCCGGGGGCAGGCCGGCGAGTTTCTGTTCATCGATGATGACGGCCCAGCCGTGATCGACCCGGACACCGGTGCGCAGATCGGCACGATTTTCTCCGCCGCCGCCGATCAGCCCTTCGCCACCGGCGACGGCAGCGCCGCGGTATTCCAGCTCACGCGCCAGATCGCCGGATCGGCGTTCGCGTTCGTCGAACCCGTGTGGGCGCCCACCGGCACACCGAAGATCAAGAATAACGGCGCGGTAGTTCCCTCGTCGTCCTACTCGATCGGCGAAACCGGGCTGATCCAGTTCGCATCCGCGCCGGCCGCCGGACGGGTACTGGCCTGGACAGGAACGTATGCAATGCGTTGCCGTTTCTCCGCCGACACGCTTGAGTTCAAACGCATGCTGCTCGGCCTGCACGAAGTGCCGAAAGTCGATCTCCTCTCGATTCTGCCCTGACATGAAATCCGCCACGCCTGAACTCGATACCCTGTTTTCCACCGCGCGCGAGCTGTGGACCGTCGATCTCTATCAATTCACGCTGATCGACGGTTCGATCGTGCGTTACGCCTCCGGCGGCTTGACGGTAGCCTGGGGCGGGGCGACGTGGCAGGCTGCCGGGCCGCTGCTTTCGCGCGGCGAAATCGTCTGCGTGCGCGGCATGGAGGCGAGCACACTGCAACTCACGGTGGCCGCCGACACGGGGCATTTGCTGCTGACGCTGCCCTGGCTGCAAGCGGTCTGCAACGGCGCACTCGACGGCGCGCGGCTGCTGGTGCTGCACGCCTATGCGCCGGCGCCAGGGCAGGCAATCGTCGGCGTGCTGCACGGCTTCGAAGGCCGCGTCGGCGACATCGATGCCGACTGGCTGGAAGCGCGGATCGAGGTCAAGAGCGATCTTGAGCTGTTCGATACGCAGATTCCGACCCATGTTTATCAATCGGCCTGCCGCTTCGCGCTTTACTCTCAAGGTTGCGGCGTCGCGCGCGCGGCGTATCAGATCGCAGCAACCGTCGCCGTCGGCAGCGATGCAACAACGATCAGTACGGGGCTTGCGCTGCCCGACGGCTGGTTTTCCGGGGGTAAGCTGATATTCACCTCAGGCACGAATGCCGGCGCGCAGCGCACGATCAAACTGCATGCGGGCGGCGCGTTGGCCTTGTCGTATCCGCTGACGCACGTACCGACCGTGGGCGACGCCTTCACGTTGTGGCCCGGCTGCGATCACACGCAAGCGGCCTGCCAGGCGAAATTCAACAACGCCATCCGCTTCGGCGGCCAGCCCTACATTCCGTCGGCGCTCACAACCACTTAAGCATGGACACTCAGTCTATTCGATCGGCCATCGTCGCCGAGGCCCTGTCGTGGGCCAATACGCCGTACCACCACGCCGCGCGCGTCAAGGGTGCGGGCGTCGATTGCGCGCAGCTTTTGATCGGGGTCTTTATCGAGGGCTTGCGGCTCGTACCGGACGTGGCCCCTGGCGACTACCCGCGCGACTGGATGCTGCACCGGGATGAGGAGCGCTTTCTCGGCGCGCTCATCACCCACACACACGAAGTTTCCGCTCCACGGCCCGGTGACATTGCGCTTTACCGCGTCGGCCGCTGCTTTGCGCACGCGGCGATCGTGCTTGACTGGCCCGAGGTGATTCATGCCTGTTCGCATACAGGTTTTGTGGTGCGCGCCGACGGTGCGCAGGGATGGCTTGCCGGCCGTGCGCGGCGCTTTTTTTCGGTGATTGAATAATGGGCTTTGGCGGCGGCACCATTTCGACGAGCGAGAGCAGGGTTCTCTCGCTGCAAATTTCACAATCCTCGCAGGGTCTCGCGATTCCGCTCGTGTGGGGCACCACGCGCCTGCCTGGGAATCTGCTCTGGTACGACGACTTCACCGCGATCTCGCACACGAGCACACAAAGCTCGGGCGGGAAGGGCGGTGCACCGAAACAGCAGAGCACCACTTACACCTACACCGCCGCCTTCGTGCTCGGGCTGTGCTCGGGGCCGATCACCGGCGTGCGCAAGATCTGGAAAGACAAGGATGTTACGAACGCGGGCGCGCTCGGGCTCGAAGTGCATACTGGCGCGCTCGGCCAGGGCGCGTGGGCGTACCTGACGACGAAACACCCCGACCAGGCGCTCGGCTATTCAGGCATCGCCTACGTCGCCAACGGCGCGTTTGATCTGGGCTCGTCGTCGAGCCCGCCGAATCTGGCATTTGAAGTTCAGGGCCGGCGCGCGCAGGACGGCATCGATGACGTAGAGCCAGCCGACGTGCTGCTCGACGTGGCAACCGACCCGATCATCGGCGTTGGCATGCAGGCCGGGCAGCTCGCGGACCTTGCGGACTACCGCGTGTATTGCGCGGCGATGGGGTTTCGGCTTTCGCCCACGCTCGACGCGCAGACTTCGGCGGCGCAGTTCGTCACGGACTTGATGACGGCGACGCATTCGGAAGCCGTCTGGTCCGAAGCGAAGCTGAAAATCATCCCTTACGGCGACCAGCCCGTCGGCGCCTGGGCGCCCGAGGTGACGCCGGTCTATGACCTGAGCGAAGATCACTTCCTTGGCCTCGATCAGCCGATCAAAGTTACTCGCAAGCGCGTCTCGGATGCGTACAACTCGGTCAAAATCGAATATCTCGACCGCACGAACGACTATAACGTCGCCGTGGCCGAAGCCTCCGACCTCGCGGCGATTGACCGTTTCGGCCCGCGGCCGATGTCGCCGCAGACGCTGCATGCGATCTGCCGGCAGACGGTAGCAGAGACCGTCGCCAGCGCGATCCTCCAGCGCGAAACGAACCTGCGCAACACTTTCGAGTTCCAGCTCGATGCGCGCTTCGGCCGGCTCGAACCGATGGACCTCGTGACGCTGACGCATGCGCGGCTCGGCATGAACCGCATGCCGGTACGCATCGTCGAAATCCGCACGAACGAGGAGGGTGACGTAACCGTCACGGCCGAAGAATGGCCGTTCGGCGTTGCCGCGCCCGCGCGCATACCGTCGCAGGGCGGCTACGGCTACATCCCGGACCTCAATGTGTCGGCCGGCAATGCCAACACACCGGTGATCTTCGAGCCGCCGATTTCACTTGCGGGTACGCCGCAGCTATGGCTCGGCACGGCCGGCGGAGAGAACTGGGGCGGCGCGGAAGTGTGGGTTTCGCTTGACGGCAACACCTACAGCCATGTCGGCGAGATTTCGGCCCCTGCGCGACATGGCCTGACGGTAGCGGACTTTCCGCTTGGCGGCGACCCGGACAACGCGCATACGCTGTCCGTGGATTTCTCAGCGAGCGCCATCGCCGGGCCGCTGATGCCGGCCACGGCCGCCGAGCGCGATCTGTATCAGTCCCTGCTCTACGTCGGCGGCGAGCTGGTCGCCTACCAAGGCGCTTCGCTCGTCGCCCCGAACCGCTACGAGCTGACGAATCTTCGCCGCGGCGGATACGGCTCGAAGATCAGCGCGCACCCAATCGGCTCGCCGGTCCTGCGCTGCGACGACGCCGTATTCAAATACAGCTACGACCCAGCGCTGGTCGGCCAGACGATCTGGCTCAAGCTGCGCAGCTTCAACCGTGTGCATGCCGGCATCCAGGACCTCGCGAGCCTCACTCCGATCGCCTACACCGTCGTCGGCGCGCCGCTCGGCAGCGTCGTAGGGCTCAAACTCACTGCACCCTGGACCGGCCGCACGCTGGCTTTTGAGTGGCAGCCGTATCGCGGCGCGGTGAGCTACACCGTCGAGCTGTGGCACAACGGCGTACTGCGGCGCACGGCCAGCGGGCTGGCCAACACCGAATACAGCACCACGATCGGCCAGCTCAAGCAAGACGGCATTGGCCGCCACGTCGAAATCCGTGTCTACGCCGTATCGCAGACCGGCGTATCGTCTGAGCCGGCCGTGATGCTCGCCAACAAGCCGCAGATCGACGCGCCGACCGTGTGGGATATGGATGTAGGCGGGCAGGCAATGGTCATGGTTACCGCCAGCACCGACGAGTCCTACCTCGGCACGCGCATGTGGTTCGGTGCGCCCGGATTCGATCCCGATACGACCATGCCGATGTACGACGGCCCCGGAACACAGGCGGCCGGACCGATGGTCACAGCGGGCGACTACGCCGTGCGCGCCGCGCAATACGACGAATTCGGCCCCGACGAACTCAATATCTCAAGCGAGGTCGGCATCCATCTTGCAAGTCTCGCCACGGGCGTGCCGCGCGTACCGGATGCGAGCACGATCGTCGGCGAACCGGGCGACGCACTGCCGCCAGGCGGCGACGCGTACATTGCGGTCTATTCGAACGCGACGGATTCGCTGTGGACCTGGGACCCCACGAGCGGGCGCTATTTGAACAACGCCGACCTGTCGAACGCGAGCTACAACCTGCTCACCGCCAATCGCGCGGCCTTCGCCACACTGTCGGCGTTGTCGGCGAATCTCGGCAACATCACGAGCGGCAACATCACGCTCGACAGTGCGGGTTTCATCCGCGGCGGTGCGTCAAGTTACGCGCAGGGCAAGGGCATCTACTTCGGCTACAGCGGCGCGGACTACGTGTTCCGCGCCGGGAGCGTTCCCGGCGCGGGAACCGGACTGTGTTGGGACGGCGCGCGGCTTACGATTTACGGCGCCACTGGCGCCAAGCTGCTGACTGCCGACGATACGCTGACGTTATGGAAAGCCGACGGCACTGTGCTGCTTTCATCAGGTTCCGGATTCTCGTGGAACGCAATCGGCGGCGTACCAGAAAATCTTGCGGCGCTCGTCGGCACTGAGAGCATCAACAACAACGCGGTCGGTTACGGCACGAATCTCATTGCGAACTCCGACCTCGCCGCCGCGATGGTGCCGTGGTTTTCCGCCTGGAACCAGGACGGTTGGCCCTTCGTCACGGTGACACGGGATTACCCGAGTACCGACTGGACCCCCGCCGGCGGGCATGCGTTGTGCCTCTTCCGCGCAGGCGTGGCGACGGGCGTGCAGGATGTGCAAAACGGTTCAAATATTGCGGTTGTCGGCGGTCAGCGCTACGAAGTATCCGGATACGTCGCCAATCAACGGGCGCGGTGCGACATCGCCGTGCTCTGGCTCAAGCTTGTCAACGGAGTAGAAACCCAGGCCGCTGAAGACCACACTCCGGGAAGCACGGTGCGCATGAGCGGCGGTCAATCGCTGACGAACTGGGAACGGCTCTACGCCTTCGTCACCGCACCGGCCGATGCGCAGTTCGCACGGGTCTTTTTGCGGCAATACGCCACGGGCGAGAGTGACCCGTACTCCTGGCTCACGCGCTGCTTTTTCGGCAGCGCCGCGCCGAATCAAACGCAGCCGTCGCCCTGGTCCCCAGCGGGTGTGACAAGCGCTGCCCAGCTTGGCGCGGTCGGCAATGACAACAGGATCAGCTCGGCCAACATCAGCACCTACATGGAGTCCGCCGCAATCTCGCGCGCCTTCATCGGCAATGCCGCGATCGGTAGTGCACAGATCGGCGACGCCGAGGTTAGTACGCTGAAAATTCAAGGCGAGGCGGTCACCGTGCCGCGCGGGGTCTACGCCGCCGGGCCGGTCAATTTCGTCGCGGCGCAAAACGCACGCGCGGATTTCCTTTCCTACGTCATGCCTGTCTCGACAACCGTGATCGTCGTTGCGACGGGCACAGTTGGCAATCCGACGACCGGCGGCGGTGGAACGATCGGGGCGGGATGTTTGCAGATTTGCGTGAATGGCGCCGAAGTCGCGATCAAACCCTGGTGGACTCGCGCCTCCGGGGCCTCATGGAATTACCCGCTCGTGTGGGTCGGCTGGGTTAATGCCGGGCAAACGATCAGCTTATCCGGCACGCTGACCGACAGCGCGGCGGTCCTGGGCCTGTCGCTGTCTGAGTTCGCGATCGCCATTCTTGGAGCGCAGCGATGATTTATTACTACGACAACGACGGCCGTATCACGCGCCGCGTCCAGGCGCCGGATAAAGAAGCCGAGTTTGGAAAACTCGATACCGAAGCCGGTTACGTTTTTTCAAACATGATGACCGACGATGCCCACAGCTACGTACTCGCCGGCGAGCTGGTCGACTTCCCGCCAAAGCCTGCGCCAGATTCCGAATGGGACTGGTCCACGCTCGCCTGGGCCACCTCACTCGACAAAATCCGCGATCGGCTGGGCGAAGAAATCAACACTGAGGCCGCAGCGCGCGACCTCGCGCCAATTCACTACGACAACGCGCTCTTCGACGCCGATGCCACGGCACGTGAGCGCATCAAGGGCCTGGCCGACCGCATCACGCGCGGCGACGGCCTGACATCGCCGTGGCTTGGCTGGCGCGATTACGACAACGGGATGCACTGGCAAGACGCGGACGAAAGCGCCGTGCTGTCCGCGCTGCGTGGCCTGACCCGCGCGATCGAGGACCGCACCCAGGCGCTGCTCGCGACTGCGTGGGCGAGCAAGGCACAGCTTGTTGAGCTGGATTTGACCGCCTTGCAGGCATTCGACGCGCAAGCCGGATGGCCGGAGGAGACCGGAAAAAGTCTTTAAAGACCTTTGGGTAGGAATCAGATTTTATTTTCGGGAGAAAGCATGGAGACGCGATTACTGATCGATGTTCTATTTGGAGCGGGTTTGGCCGCGGTGGGGTGGTTAGCACGTGAGCTGTGGTCAGTCATAAAAGAGCTGAAAGAAGACGTTTCGGGGCTACGTGAAAATCTTCCCAAAGAATACGTGCTTAAAGCGGACATGGAAAACGCGCTCGTTCGTATCGACACCAAGCTCGACAAGATTTTTGATCGACTTGAAGGCAAAGCCGACAAACAAGGCAATCATCTACCTCGTCGCTGTGAGGATATTTAATTCATGCGCGCGCATATCGAACGGAGAACGAACGACATAGTTTGGGATATTGAGCGCGAAATTGCGCGTATGGAAAAGAGAATCGCAGGAGATTTCACATGATTGAAACCTTATTAGGAACCCTGTTCGGCGGCGTTTTCCGCCTTGTCCCGGAGGTAATGCGCCTTCTGGACCGCAAGGATGAGCGCACGCACGAACTTAACATGTTCGACAAGCAACTTGAGGCCGATACGCTCAAGGGTAACCAGGCGCTACGGCAGATTGAGGCGCAGAATGCAGCGACGATTGGCGCGGCGGAGATCCAAGCGCTGATCGCGGCGACTCAGGCGCAGGCCGCGGCGACGGGTATCCGCTGGATCGATGGCCTGAATAGTTTGATTCGTCCGATGCTCGCGCTGCAGTGGCTGCTCGTGCTGTGGCCGGCTGCGATCGTCGCGGGTTTTTGGCTCGCCGTACAAGGCGGCGTCGCGCCATTACTCGCGCTGCACGATGCTTTTGGGATCGACGAAAAGGCTATGGCAAGCAGTATCGCCAGCTTTTGGCTTGTCGATCGATCACTCAGGAAAATGGCGGGTCAGTGATGGCAATAATTGTGTCTGAACCGCCTGAGCAGATGCTCGATCTGTGCAGACGATACGAAGGCTTACGCCTCAAACCTTATCTTTGCCCGGCTGGGATTCCGACTGTCGGGTACGGACATACGGGCCAGGAAGTCAGAATTGGCGGTCCGGCGATCACGCTGAAATTCGCCGAAGAATTGCTGTACGAAGATGCGCGAACACATTATCTATCCGCTATGAAATCATCGCCTTGCCTTTGGCTGGAGACCGATGGCCGTCGCTCAGCGATCGGAGACTTCTGTTTCAATCTCGGCCCTACGAGATATAGAGCTTCTATACTCAAACGTCGCATTGAGGCTAGAAATTGGGTGGGCGCGGTTGAGGAAATCAAAAAATGGGTCTTCGGCGGCGGGAAAAAACTCCCAGGATTAGTGCTACGGCGTGGTGAGGAGTCCGGCTTGTTGAAAGAGAAAACATCATGACAAATGCTGAAATCATTGCACGACTGCGTGCATTGTCTGCCGAGATGCAAAACGTTGGAACTGCGATGGATTATTTTGGCGGATTTGATGGAAAAATGGCGCAGCACGGCACAGAAATGGTCGCCGCTGGGATGATCGCGGAAGAATGGGCTGATGAGATAGAGGCGGCGACATGAACAGCCCGAACCGTTTTCAGATGCTGTTGCTCGCACTTTTGATCCTGCTGTTGGTTCCGCTTGTATTGGTTCTGCTGCTCTGGTTCGGGCCTCTGCGCGGGAATTCAGACCGCTTCATGAAAATCGCGCTCCCGCTCGACTGCGCCGGAAACGGCGCTATGAACGGGGACTGGACCGAAACCATTTCGTCCCGCGCTGGCCGGAAGTGGCCACGATTCGCCGCGTTCATCAACTGGCTTTTTCAGGACCCGCGGCACTGCGAAATGTCAGTTGAATTCACTCAGAGCTATTTAAAAAGTCCGCTGCAATAGCTCACAAGTGAGGATCTTCTCGCAGCTTTTTCGCAGCATGTCTAGGAGAACAAGCAACGGCGCGGGCATTCGAGGGTTCGAATCCCTCCCTCTCCGCCAGGAACATAATTGAAACCCGCATCGCTTAATGCTTTGCGGGTTTTTTGTTTTCTGCGAGAACTTCCTCACTCAAGCCGGCAAGGTATAAAGAGTTTTAAGCTGCCTACTTTCTCTTTATTTTCTCGTCCTTGATTGACGGCTTTGGATTCTTTTGTACGAAGTAGCTTGTTAACCCTAACTGTCGCGGAGCAGACCATTGCGGTGAAGGAATTTTCGCAGGCTTCAGCTTGTTGCCTGAGCCAATTGGGCTGGAGCGGCTGCTCAGTTTACCCCTGTTCCCCAGTAGGACAGCTGTGAGACGAGGAAAAGCATCCTGCAATGCCCTATTCAGCGATAGACATATAGCTATTGTCAGTATTGGCGTGAACAACCAAAAAATCGGATAAGGAATATTGTTGGCAAAGGGTTTATAGGCTACCCAAAATGGGAGCAGAATTGGCCCGTGAGTAAGGAAAATAAAAAAACTATTCTCTGAATTTTTGACCAGCCATTTGCCTAGCCCACTTTGGGTGACCAAGGACATTGCAGGCCAAACTAAGAATGGCGATGCAATGATAAACAAGTCGCGATTTTCTATCTTGAAAAGAAAAATTCCTAGTGATATAAAAATCAATACCGCTGCTGCGATGTGCGCGTATTTGTCAAACGCTTTTAGATTCCAATTTCGGGTTGCTGCCAAGCCACCAATGTAGAAATTGACAATCATCGAATTGCGTAGAACTAGATCTCCATCCAGATTGAAGTAGTAGATAAATAAAGCAATTACGAGCCCAAGATATGGAGCTCTGCGCAGAAAGACACCCATGAACGGTGCCATTAGCGATATAACAAAAAGATCTCTTAAAAAATTTAATGGATAATTTACGGGCATACGAAATGCCCCTGTCAGCGCATTCAGCCATGTAAACCATTCGACCGGATAGAGTTGCTGAGCAAAAGTAGGCCCATTGGGGAGGTTTTTTTGTACAAAAAATACAGCCAATGCATAGAGCAGATTCCATATAACCAAAGGAAGTAAAATGGTTTTGGCTTTTTTCTTAAAAAGCAAAGAAAATTTTTTGTCTAATCCAGCATGAAATAACAGAAACCCGGAGATTGTGGTCAATACTGGAACCGTTGATTTGAAAAGGCCATAAGAAAATAAACCTTTAATCAGATCAAACGAATTCCAAACCATTTCATGCAATGGTTTATACGGTGGCATGTGCAAAACAACTATGCCCATTATCATTAAGTAACGAGTGGCTGATATTCGTTGTCTGATATCCGTATCCATGCATGACCTTTTATTCAGGAATTGAAGGACCACAATTCCTGTACCATTTGTACCTTCAGCACCTGTCAGCGCTAAATTTTCTTAAAGCAGCAACGATCTCGGCAAAATCGAAGAATTTTGTGAAGAAGGGCTCTGCTTAACCCAATTCTCTGTCTTATGTTTTTCGGTCTAAGTAGGTAGGCTAGCAAAAATCGAACCATTCTTTAAAAAAACGTTAATTTTCAGTTTCTTGTGAAATATGCCATATGCATAATTGTTTTTATGTAAATATTTTCGACAGCTTTTCTCTGATTCACGAGGTTTCTTCGCAAATGCTTCAATCCAATTCAGATGGGGTAAGTAGGTGAGCTTGTATCCGGTTGAGCCAGTAGGCAAGTGCGGGCCGTATTGGGATGGCGAGGAGGGTGATAACCAACGGCTGATACGCCAGAACCCGTGATGACGTTAGGTTGTGTCGTTATGAGATTTTGAGCCATAGGGTAAGGCAGCGGATTTGCACGGCAGCCAAGAACGAATCAAGGTGTTTTGCATAACGAGTGGCAATGCCTCGCCATTGCTTGATATGCAAGAAGGCGTTTTCCA